TACCATAACATATACCCAGCAGCAGTAGTTGTTTTACCGCTCTGTCTAGGTAATAGTGCAATCACACTGGTATTTTTCCAATAAGCATTTACTAGTGATTTTTGATACTGGTATGCTTCAAAAGGCATACGACCTCTGACAGGATGCTGGATCCACATGAAGTTTTCCATGAAATACAGCGGATCTCTAGCGCACATAGCTATCTCTCGCAACTGTGCAGGTGTGTATGCTACTTTTGCACCAGCTGCTTTCACTAGCTTGAAATCTATATCGTTTTTTGCCATATTACTCACGAAAACAGCAGCATTAGATGTAAATGCTGCTGTTACTTATCGACTATATCGCAACAATCAGTTATCTACTGATTGTCTCTTTATCTTGCTCATAGGGCTCATGCTGCCGTCTGTGACTGGTTCTTCACCTGCGTTTGGATCTTTTTCAAACTTGTCACGTTTTGTAGCACTCAGCGGACTCATGTTGCCTGTGTTGCTAGCAGCTAGATCAGCTTCCGACAACATTGCTCTGTATTGTTCGGTCAGGCTAGAGAACAAGCTAGCTGCACGTTCCTGCATAAGTGTATTGTCGCCTATCTTACCAAAGCGTTGGTTTGTATGAGGACCTTCCCAGGTGTAATCATCAACATCAACTGGTTCACCAGTGCTGTGCTTGTGATCGTGACCGTGATCGTGATCTGCATTTTCCATAGCAGCTTCATGATCACATCCGCATTGATCTTCAGGCATACCACAACCAGAGCAAGTTGGCACTGGAGCAGACATTGATTGTGCTGGTACTATCTGTACTGCAGCTTCGTGATCGTGATGACCACCAACCATTCCAGCGTTGCGAAGCATAGCTGCTAGAGATTCAGCATCTTCGTCACTTGCTGTAACGGTTAAGCTCTTAGTAACCTTACCATCTTGCATGCTTGTGTTAGCAACGATGTTCAGGCTTTCGCGTATATCACTATAACCATAGCTGTCTGGACCATTATGACCACCGCCAAGCCTGCTTAATGGAATATCTAGCATGCCTTCCTCTTCTTCGAGACTATCTGCCGCATACGAAAGTGCTAGTTCACTTACTACATGATCCATGATTTCGTCGTGATCATCATCAGGATGTAGATGATTTTCGGATGCAACTTCATCATATTTGGCACGCAGTATATCTGCTGCTGCTTCTTCAGCTCTATCCTCAGGGTGATTCATCACTTCAAATGCGTTCTTATCACCTGCTGCTACCATTTTAAGTACATCTTTGTGGTTTGGTATATAACCCATCTCATCTAATTCATCTTGAGAATTAGAACCATACTTCTGCATCAATTCATCTAGTGAATCTGCTTCAGGATTGCTAGGGTCAATGGTTTCTTCAACTGATTCTTCAGTTTCTTCATTATCGTCCTTGCCAGGCTTCTTATCTGCCCAATCAGGCACACCATCGCCATCGGCATCTGGCTTTTTCGCTTCTTCTACCTGCTCTTCGCTATCTTCGCTTACAGGCACAGAAACAGTAACAGGGCATTCTTCCAGCCCATGCACTGGGCAGCTTTCGCCCTCTTCTGTCATGTTGCATTTTGCTTCTTCATGTAGTTCTTGATCTAGGCCATTGGTACCCAAGGACTCAATAGCCCTGAGTTTGCCGAGTATGCTATGGAAATCCATGGCTTATCCCTTCCTTACAAATTTTGGTTTATTGGGTGCACGTGGACTACCCATGTTTACTCTATTACCATTCTCATCTTGATACATCTTATACAGATGCTTAGCACCATCATCGAAATTACCTTCTGCACCAAGTGCAACACGATCAATTGGATGTGGTGAATTACGCTTCACTCTATAGACTGGTTTAGGAGTGTCATGTTCTGCATTGAAATCTGCATCATCCTGCACAGGTTCAGCACTCTTTACCTTGTCCATTTCTAACCAACTGAACAGAGGAGCAGGAGCATTATACTGATTGCTAGGACGGTTTGTTTTAACGTCTGCTAGATAATCTAGGAATTTCTTGTTATAGCTATCGCCATATATGTCAGTTGTGACCGGCTGCTCAACATCTTGATATTCTCTATCCGTGCTCAAACGAGGAGCATTTTTCAGTCCCTGTTCTTTAGCCTTTGCATGGAACCCAATCTCTATCATGTGTCTATCAACATTCATTTCAGCAGGTTCATTTGCACCGCGCACAACAATATATTCTTCTGCTAGGTTTAGAGCTTCTCTCATACCCTGCATTGTAACATAGCTGCTGAGAGGGTAACCTGTTACGAAATTGATCTGATGCACGTTCTTGTCTTTAACATCGCGGAAATCTAATGCATCACTTACTATCTTCTGAGGATTAGTCAGCTCAATTAGATCGAATTGCCCGAGATAATTTTCCAATATGTCTAATTGTTCGTCAGTAGGCTCCATCGCAAGTTTTATGACATAGCCATACTCGCGACTGCTTTCTGCCAGATAGTGTTTGAACGATTTCATGGCTACAGATGCTCCAGTGTGACTGTTATTTAGTATCTCTTTCGATTTCACCAAGCTGTTTCAACAATTCATTGCGATCTAACATGGTAGCTTTTGCGTCAACAGCACCATCATTTGGGCTCTTTACGGCGCGATCCATCTTGAGTTTATCTAGCTGCAATTTTATCATTTTCAATTTCTTATCAACTTTGTTGTTTTTTGCATCAACTGCAATCTTAAGCATTTGACTAGCACTGCTAAAGATTTCACCTGCATGACGTATTTCCACGTTCATCCCAAGGTCTTGCAGATCCTTGTGTGCCTGTACTGCAAGCGCAGCAAGTTCATCCATTTCCTCATCGTGCTCGTCACGTTTAGCAGTGACTAATTGTTTATCTATCTCATCAGCCCTTGCCAATGCTGCCTTGATATCATCTTCGGTTGGTTCTACTACCTGTTCATTGTCCTGATCAGATATAGGCAACATGTCAAAAGTATCTTCAAGAGTCTTGTATCGATTGCTCATCGTTTTCGACCTTTCGGTTTTGTAATGTATATATCCGACTCTGTCAGCACTCTAAAGGTCATACCATTCTTCTTACACCATGCCATAGCTGCAGCCCATTTAGCAGTGTTCATTATTATGACAGCCGTATCCCTCTTGCTTTTAGCATTCTCTAATAAAGTTTCTTTGCTTGGTTTGACTTCAATTACCTCAGCACGGCGATTACCGTTCTTGTCTTGATAGAGAACCATGAAATCTGGTATGTATTTCCTAGGCTGTCCAGTAAGTGGATTTGTATATGGTATGCTTATGCTTTCGCTTGCCCACTGTATAACACTAGGATGATTGTCTAGGAAATTCATAACCGTAAGTTCCCAGCTGCTACGGAAAGTTACTTCGGCCTTTCCTATGAGCTTCTGAGGATTTTTTGGTATAAACCGACCCTGGCTATATTTTGACATCAGTTTCCATTCAATACAGCAGCGATAGTAGGCCCTAAAGTCGCATTCTTAGACCAACTAGGCGTTGGATTGATTCCAACATATCCTATCTGACTGCCTGGTGTTCGTATGCTGTTTACTGTGGCTAAAAATTCGTTAAGCATTACGCCGTTCTTAAACAAATCTGTTACTTGTACACCTGTCTGAGACGAATAATAGGTTGCCATGTTAGCTAATGCTGTTACAAGATCATCAGGTACATTAGTACCACCAAACATACCTTTAGCAAGATTATATGACTGTGCCGGACTTGTAGATACATACCTAGCAGGAGATTGTGATAACGCATAGTTTGCTGCATCGGTCGTTCCGCTGATAGGTTGACCAGATTGATCAGCAAAAACCCATGAACCGCCTTGATTAACTACACTCAGTTGTCCACTGTTAAGTGCTAGCTGTTTTTTTAAGTTGTTCTGTATGATGTCTTTGGTGACTGCCATGATTAATCCTATTACACGTCTATTATGTCAGAGATGATGTCTATACCATCTGATATAGCATTTGCTACAGTATCAATTACCCCTGCTACTGCATTTTCCTGACTATAAAGGCCACTGTTTATGTTGTTGTTTGTACCATTTAGTTGTCGTTGTATGACGCCAACAAGAGCAGATTCTATACTTACACCGTTACTGGACAACCTATTTAGATTTGATGTTCCGGGTCCAAAGCTACCATTATACCCATTACCATAAACTAGGCCACCGCGACCAAAATTGTATGTTCCGCTGCTGCTTAGCGTTCCATTATAATCAGGGGCTAAAGCTGATAACACGCTGGTACTTGTTATTAATGCTTGCGTTGAACGAGGTAGCTGTCCGGTAGGAATGCCATTTATACCAGAATTTCGTACTGGCATAACATTGCTGTAATTAGTTGAGCCAGGGAAGTTACTGTTTACATTATCAAAAGATCCGGCACTGCTAGCAAAAACAGGCAGTTTGCGTTGATTCTGTGCTATCCCACTAGATGCGCTGTTAAATGTATTATAGGATCTGTTCTTAAATCCGGTTGCATTGTTAACACTGACCTGAGGATCAGTAGTTTGACCAACTAGAGAACTATTACGGGTGTTTAGATAAGCTCTAAATGGATCTTGATCTGGAGAATTGGTTTGCTTACCAGAAGCACCTTCTGTATTCATCAATGGTTCAGGCACGGTAGGGCCAACATCAAATCCAAATTTGTTAGCTAGATTAGAATCTATATCTTGACTACCATAATACTGCAATGTTTCGTATGAAATTGTCATCTGGCATTCTTCTACACCGGAATCAGTCATATCATAGTTTTGCCAGTTTAACTGAGTTATCTTTGGATTAAGATACTGAATTAAAGTGTATTTCTTACCGTGAATAGCATATAGATCAAGGCTAGTAAAGAAGTATGTTTGCTCACTTAGCGGTCGCAATCCCCATCCAGAATCATCTGAAAACTGCCCGGATACAGTACTCTGTCCCATAGTAGTTGCAGTCTTATTCCTAGCATCACCAAAGTAATAGGTAAAGTATTGACGCCAAAGATCTAAAGGTTTGTTATCAACAGTGTCATATATCGTTATGCTTACTGGTTTATATTCGGTTTTGGTGTAGGCGTATCGTTTACGATTGTACTGATTAAGTTCTTTTTGTACCAACTCTACGTTTGGCTTATCTATAGTCTTTATCTTAAAGCTTATTCCTTGGTCAGTACCTAACTGCTTTAACCAAGGATAAAGAGTAGCAGCATCGCTGTTAACTTTGAAATCAGCATAAAACATAAACTTCATGCGCGGAAGCGCAGTCATATACTGACCAGGATTTTCAGCTCCAAAATGGTAGCTGGCATAGTGTCTGTTAGCTAGTATAGCGGGAAACTGTGTTTTTGCCATGCAAGTATTTACCTCCAAAAAAAATCCGCCAATTAGGCGGATTTTTAATATCAAAATGTGATGATTAGCTTAGATACCAGCTAGCGGACCACGTGCATTTGGAGAAACAAACGATGGCATAATGTTGCTATCTTGTGTAGCATTATCATAACGCACAGTTAGCGTGATAACCATGGGATCGCTGCTACCGTAATCATAGCTGTCATATGCTACTGTTTCGAGATAGCAACCTTCTAGGTACCAATTCTCTAGAGTAGTATCGTTTGTACCATCAAGTGTTTCAATCTGTGTCAAGAACTTATAGTTCATGCCGGCAATACCACTTGTCTGATCAAAGTGATTCATCTGCTTCTGTAGCTGCTTAGCAACCTGCCTGCTTACACTGTTGGTGATATCGTCACGTACAGTTATTTCAATGGTTTGCCATTCTGGTTTTTGCGGAATGTACATGACATTGTTATAGCTATGCAATGCTGTGCTATTGTGCTGTATGCTAGGGCGTCCGCATGTTACGACCTGCCTGGTGACTTCAATGGTCGAACCAATGTCACCAAAGCTGACCATGTCAACACGGAAGCGATATTTTAGTTTAGGCATCAAAATGCCTAGACCATTTGAACCGGGTACTAAAGGTACACCGAATTTATTAAGAGTGTCTCTGAATGCCATGTGCAATCTCCAAGTCTGCTATATTATTTATATCAGACCATCTGAAGATTTATCAGGGGTGTCAATAGAGCACAGTTCCAACTAGATGTATACGCATCTCATCCCATCCATTGAATACAGTATGAGCTAATCTAGTATCTATTAGATATGCGTGCCCGTCAG